ACCGGCGCGGCTGCTATGGTCACGTCCAACTGGCGGGGGTGGTACCTATGACGGTTAAACCGCCTCGCCTGCTGGACGCCAACCGCAACCCCGTGGCCATCCTCTACCCGGCCCGGCTGTCCCTTGACCTGCCGCTCCGGGACACGTGCACGGCGCAGATCGAGCTGACCGACACAGACCCGTCGCTGGCCATGCACGATCTGGTGCATCTGTACACCGCCACCGCTGACGTGGGGCTGTACCGGGTCACCGATCTCACCCGGGACAGCTCCGGCCAGGTCCGGGCCACCCTCCGCCACGCCATCGACACGCTGGCGGACGACGTCTGGCCGGTGACTGCCGACCAGCAGGGCACCGTGGCCCCAGTGGACTACTCCGGCACGATGGCCGACTACCTGGCGGCGGTGCTGGCCAAGCAGACCACCGTCCGCTGGCAGCTGGGCACCTGCGACGACGTCTCTGACTGGACGCGGGAGGGGATCTTCTTCTCCCGCCTGTCCGACCTGATCAACGAGGTGGCGCAGGATCGGGAGGACTTTTATTTCGACTATGATTTCTCCACCTGGCCCTGGACGCTGAATTTTAAGGCGCTCCCCTCGCAGGTGGCGGGCGATCTTCGCATTTCCCGCAACGTGGACAGCGCCACCGTCACCCGCTCCGACGCTGACATGTGCAACAAGCTGTACCTGTCCGTCACCACCACGACGGAGAGCGGCGGGCAGTCCTCCACGTCGGTGCAGTATAAGGTCTACAACAACGCCGCAAGCCAAGCCCTTTATGGCGTCATTGCCAAAACCGCCGACGTGGACACGGCCTACGTGCCCGACCCCGACGCCTGGGCCCAGACCTTTCTCGATCAGCGGGCCGCCCCGGCGGTGCAGATCACCGTGGACGGCTACGAGCTCAAAGCGCTGACCGGCATGGACTGGGACGCCCTCTCCCGTGGCCAGCGCGTCCGGGTCGCCCTGAGAGCTATGGAGCGCACCACCACGAGGGTGGAGCAGATCACCTACCCCGACGTGCTGGGACAGCCCGATCGGGTGGAGGTGCAGCTGGCCAACCGGCTGCCGAGCTTTACGGAGACCATCTCCCAGATGCGTGCCGTCACCAAGGCCGTGGGCGGAGGCGCAGGCAGCGGAGGCGGCTCCGGACGAGCCAGTGCCGACCAGCTCAAACACTGGGCTATGATCCTGTCCGACACGGCGGAGGCCACTGACGGGACGGGCATCCTGCAGATGTGGCAGTCCGGCATCGAGGTGGACGCCCGGGCGGGTGTCAAAATCCACAGCCTTTTCCAGGGCTTTGAGAGCACCTACACGGAGATTGACACCAACAAGGATGGCATCAGCCTGTTGACATCCAAGACCGGCATCGAGGGACTGGCGGAGGGTGAGACCCTGCGGAGCCTGATCACCGCCAACGCCACGCAGATCGCCCTGCGGGTTGAAAAAGGCGACGTGGCCACCCAGCTGGCCGTGGAGGCGGGCAACGTCTCCATCTCCGGCGGTAACCTGGTTGTGGACGGGTACGTCACGGCGACAGAGTTTAACGGCCTTAAAGGCAACTTTGGCTCCATCGCCACGATCAGCGGCCAGGCCACGACCCTGCACTCGACCATGCTTAACGTGTCAAGCACGATCACCTATCAGGGCAACGTGTACAGCCCCAGCACGATCCACTTCGCCGACACCTCGACGGGCACGAACCGCACGCTGACCGTACTGGCCCGCATCAACGGATAGGAGGCACCTATGGACAAATACCAGCTACTCGACAAGATCATCGGCACCCTGGGCGTCATCGCCGACGCCCGGGGCGTCGATCGGTGCGTAGTGATCGCACAGGAGGCATACGACCTCCGAGACCTCCGCCAGATGCTTGTGGAGGAGGATAAGGCAAGGGAGGGACAGACCAATGGCTGACAAGATCATCCTGGCCGACGGCACGGAGTACGAGGCAAACTGGGCGGGAGAAGCCGCCGGGCAGCTCTTTCTGGAGCTCCGAACACATGCGACCATTCCGGAGCTGGTGCCGGTCTTTTGCGACCCGCTGAAAATGGCCACCGTCACGTATGAGTACGCCCTGGGCACGCTGGTCTATGAGGGCTACACCCGGCTGGTGGTGGTCAATGACGGGCGGCCCTTCGGCACGGGTCTGGGGATGCAGTTTATCAAGGAGGGTAGAACATGATCCGTAATTACATCAGGCGCCTCTATTCGGTGGAGGCAGGGCAGGAGCGCTGGCACCAGGAGTATGCCGGACTCTCCACCGACGCCAAGCCCACCGGGCCGGACATCGTGACCGGCTCCCTTTTTCGAGAGGTCGACACCGGCCTGACCTACCAGTACGACGAGGTCTCCCATGGCTGGGTGCCCAAGGTCTCCACGCCGGAAACCCAGGGCTCCGTGCAGTCCCTCAACACCGTGCCCCTGGCCGCCGGTGAGCTGGTGGAGGTTGTGGGCATCCCGGAATATGTGGCCAACCCCAACGACTACCCCGCCTATGGCCTCACCGAGACCGGGTGGTATGCGTTCGCCAGGATCACGGGTCGGGAGGGCACCCACGTCAGCGCCGAGACCACCGTAACAGGCGCGGCTGGGTACATCGCCGAGACCGGAGCCGACCACGTGGACGTGGCTGTGCGGTTTGAGACCGCCCCGATGGGTCAGCGCGTCACTGTCAACTGGGGCGACTACGCCAGCAGTTTCGTGTTCAGGGCCACCGATCTGGCCGTGCGGAATCTGGACTATCGGACCACGTTCTACGTGTACGACATCGCGCCGTACACTACCTGGGAGTATGCTCTCACGACGGATGAAACTTTTGTGGCGGATAAGGCCTACTATACCAAGGACGGCGACACCTACACGCTGGCGGAGGTCACGACTGGCGAGGCCGTCCCGGCTGATACCTACTACACCCACAGCAAGGTTGTGTTTGAGGGTATGCCCCGCAACGTGACCTATTGCCTTGATACTCCTATTGACTGCCCGCTGGAATTTAAGCTCCCGACCATCGAGGATGATGGTCATGGCGCATGGTTTGAGGTGCAGACTCGTTACACTGGCTCTTTCTCCTGCACGCTGACCCCGCCCGAGGGCGTCAAGGTCGGCTCTACCAGCACGCAGAGCCAGACCGGCGGCATGAACGTGATTGACCTGCACTACACCAACGTCAACGGGTATAAGATGTGGACGCTACTCAACACCCACACCGACCTCCCCACGACCTAAGAGAGGAGGCAATGAAAAATGGCAGAAAAGCATAACTGGCATTATGAGAAAATCGACGAGGAAGGCAAGCTGAAAAACTGCCCCATAAATGACTATGACGGAAAAGTCACCGGGAAAATCGTTTTCGGCGTGGCCTTTTGGTTTGACGAAAACCCGGAGGAGCGAATCGCCCGGGGCTGGACGAAACACATCACCCATAAGGTCAAAGACCTGAATCTGGACTATGACCCCGTGACGCAGTACCTTGTGAAATCGGTGGATATCATCGACGAGTACACCGTGGAGGATCACTACCACGTCATTGACAAATCGGAGGAGCAGATGCGGCTGAGCGAACTGCTCAATAATGGGACTTACGCGGCCTATGACGAGGACGACGGCATCGTCTTTACGTGGTAAAGGAGGGACAGATCATGAAAGACCTTGAAACCATGGACCTCATACAGCGGCAGAAGGTGCAGGACATTGTGAACAAGGGCCTGCCGCCCCTTGACCCGGAAGGCCGCAAGATGGCCGAATACAAGCGGGCCACGTTTGACCTGCCCACCAATGCCGTCAAGGTTGACCCGTTGCGGTAAGGAGGCGCGAGTATGTTTGATGTAAAACTGGTAACCTCCCGCAAGTCCTCCTATTGTGGTCCCTGTTGCCTGAAAATGCTCCTTGACTACTATGGCATCGAATCCAATCTGGAAATGCTGGCAAAAGACCTGGGCGTGGGCGTGGCCGGATGCACCGCCGCCGATATGCTCCGAGTGGGCCGGGCGCATGGCCTCACCGATATGGCGGCGTATAGTGAGCCGCCCGCTGAAATGCTGACACAGGACAGACCCGGCATTGTTTGGTGGGAGTACAACCATTTCGTGGTGCTGTGTGGCATGAACGAAAAGGGCGAGGCCGTGCTGTGCAACCCGTCCCGGGGCAAGTATCCGTTGGACGTAGAGACTTTTGCGAAAAAGTGCGCCAAGCTCCAGGATGGTAAGTACGTGATTCTGTGCAATGGCCTTCCCGAGGATTTGCCGGAGGTGGAGTAAGATGGGCAAAATCCCGGATATAAGCTACTGGCAGGGCTACGTGGCCTTTTCCCAGGCCACGAAAGACGAGACCGACTACATCATCCACCGGGCATCCTGCGGCACATCCCGGGATACCCGGTTTCCCGAAAACGTGGCGAAAATCTGCGCGTTGAATATCCCATACGGGGTCTATCACTACGTGATGGCCCTGAGCACGGAGCGGGCGAAGTACGAGGCCGAAGTGTTCTACAACAGCGTGGCCAAGGCCAACCCGGCCTACCCGCCTACGTGGTGGTGGGCTGATGTGGAGGATCCGCCTCTGGTCTGGGCCAACGGCAAGAGCCTGCCGATGAACCCGAACTTGCACGCCATTGTGCAGGCCTTTTACAAGAGGCTGAGGGAGCTCGTAGGCGAAGCGCACATTGGGTTTTATGGCGGCGAGTCCATCTATGAGCCCTACGGCAAGCTCTCCGACATCGGCTTCGAGGCGCTCTGGTTTGCGAATTACTCCAAAGATCCCAAGTCCGCCCACCATCTGCACCAGTACACCAGCAAAGGCACCTGGAACAACCGGACGCGCATCGACCTGTCCAAGATCGGCCCCAATGGCTCTTTGGAGATGCTGACACAGTGCAGCACCAGGGTGGAGGCCACGCCCGTGAAACGGGAGGACGACCCCAAGGCCACCACGGAGCAGGAACACGTGGAGATCGCAACCGGCACCGGTGTGGCCATGGCCACGTGCACGGTGGGCAAGAGCTGGAACCTGCGGAGCGGCGACGGCACCAAGTACCCGGCGGTGAGCTTTATGCTTTACTCCGAAAAGCTCCCCTACGTCGGCACCGGTCCATCCGGCTGGGTATGCGTCCGCAAAGGCGCGGACCTGCTTTGGGTCAGCCCCAAGGCCGTGGCCATCACCGACGCGGATGGCAAGGCCATCACACCCAAGGCCGTCTCCAAAGGCCGCCTGGTGCGCGTGACCGAGCCCTACGCCTGGCACGTCCGGGCCGGGGATGGCACCGGCTACGCCTCCCTGTTGATCGCCTACCAGGGCTATGAGTGGGAGCACGTAGCCACCAGTGTGACCGGCTGGTATGGCGTGCGGCTCCAGGATGGCCGCATCGGCTGGATCACGCCCAAGGCGGCGAAGGTGGTGGTCATATGAGCGAGGCTGTGATCGTGGCCCTCATCACCGGCGGGTGCGGCATCCTGGCCCAATGGCTGATAGGGAGCCGGAACCGCTCTGACCAGCGGGCACAGCTGGAGAAGCATCAGGCCGTCACCGACACCAAGCTGGAGGAGCTGACCCGGGAGGTCAGACGGCACAACAACTTCGCCGAGCGGGTGCCTGTGCTGGAGGAACAGATCAAGGTCGCTAACCATCGGATCGGCGACCTGGAGAAAGGGGCGAGAACATGAAGAACGATTGGAAAGCCTGGCTTCGCGCGGCGGGAATCCGTGCGATTAAGACATTCGCCCAAACGGCTTGCGGCATGATCGGCGGTGAACTGGTCGGTATCCTGGACGTAGACTGGGTCGGGGTGCTCTCCGTGGCGGCAACGGCTGCCGTGCTCTCCCTGCTCACCTCCGTGGCGGGACTGCCGGAGCTGGGCGATTGATTCAAGGGGCCTTCGTGGCCCCTCTTTTTTTTCGTACCCAAAAGCAACTCTAATGCAACTAATTTTTGTGGGGTATTGTCGGGTATTGTGCGGCGAATCCCTTGTACCATAGCACATTTTCCCACAATGCCCTACAAATTAGATTGCCCAATGAGCAAGTATCACCCGCCACGTATGGCGGGTGATTTTTCTTTATGCTGTAAGGCTTTTTTGCTCATTTGTGGGAATCCCCGTCGCGGGCCGATGCAACTTTGCCGCAACTTTTGCCGAAAAGCAACCGTCCGGCGGTGTCCAGCTGGTCAAGGCGGCGGGCGCTGTCATGGGTGTACACGCCCAGGGTGGTCTGATAGCTGGTGTGCCCCATCAACCTCATGGTATCCTCCGCCGGGAGCCCGGCTTCGCGGCACATCGTGGCGTAGTTATGCCGGAGCCAGTGCGGGGTGACGTCCTCTGGCAGGCCTGCAGCGGCCCGGAGCG